ACGTCGTCTTCGTCGGCTTGCAGTTGTTCAACTGGTAACACACCCCGAAATGCTGCTCGACGCCGATCATGTCGGGCTGGTCCAGCATTTCGTACACGTTCACTTCCTGGACAATATCGGCGTACTTGTTGATGACCTCGTTCATCGCCTGGTTCAGCGATGTGTTGCAGTCGCCCGCTCCGTCGTAGATGGCACGGCTGTAAATCTCGCCGCAATTGAATTCATTCAGGAAGATCGGCACGCCGAACTTCTGCGACGCATGCTTCATCTGGCCGAAGTACTTGTCCATCCAGAAGCCTGGCTCAAACAGGTTTGGATAGTAATGGAACGTCACATAGCTGAAGTGCCAGCCTGACGCTTTGGCCATGTCGAGGAACCATACATCGCCGTTGGGATCGCCAGCGCACTGAGACTCGGCGGCGTCGTTGTTGCACGCCATGATATTGATCGAGGTCTTGAGCCCGGCGTGCAGTTCGGCCTCGGCCTGCTCGACGCCACGCACGCTCTGCATCATGGCGTTGATCCTGTCCTGCGCACCGGCACGCGGAGCATCAAGCTCGTTGCCGATCTCCCACACCTTGATGTCAGCGGCGAAACGCTTGGCCAGCGTGTAGGTCTCCTGCTGGCTGCCGGGATAAAGCATCGGTCTGACGACGATCCCGTATTTCTTCGCCAACGGCACGAGATGGTCGAGGATGTCGATGCTGGTGACACCCACGTCGGTCCTATACGTGACGAGCTTGTTCTGCTGCATCCACTGCATGCGCGCCTCGGTGCCGCTCAAGGGATAGGTAGCGCGTCCTTCATGGCCATTGAGCCCGAATTTCACCGTTGTCGTTGTCGCCTTGGTTCCGGGCTGTGGCGGTACCGGCAGCGCGTGGCCAGCCGGCTTCGGCTGCTCATGGCCAGGCCACCTCTGCTGGGCAGAGGCGGGAACAGCGAAGATCAGCAGCGGGATGAGGGCGAACTTCAGCATGTCGTTGTCTCCTTCAGGCGAAGCCGGTGGTGGTCCCGGCATTGGTTATGGTGAGGCATTCGCAGTCGGCCGGCTCGCCGGGTGGAGCGATAGCCAGGTGCACCCAGTCGCCATATTCATGGATCAACTGGTCGATGCGGAGATCGGCAAGCTCGGGCTCTAGGATGCGGCAGATGTCGAGCGGCGTGCCATAGGCGGGCACGATGAAGTCGCAGGCGAGGCCGGAGATGTGGGCGCTATTCGTGCTGCCGCCGACCAGGGCGTTGACCTTCTCGTTGCGATAGCCCGAGGTGATGGTGACGGGGTTGTCGCCGCATAGAGCGCGGACCATCTCCATGACTTCAGCAAGCGCCTGTAAATGCTCATGCGCTTCCTCCGTGGGCGTGTTTGGAATGCCGGCTCGGGCCGCCGTCTGTGAGTAAATCATTTCTTGCAGGCTGAAGTGTTCACTCAACATGGTTGTCGGCATGTTGATACCTCCTGCTGTTTCGCACCTGCACCGCCATCGTAGTCCAACGACAGTTAACTGAGTTGTCCAAAAGTCTGTCCAGTCAGGTCGATAAACTGCGGCATCACTTGTCCTTCTTGCTGACGCCGGCAAAGGCCAGCGCCGCCGCCAGGGCGGCGGCGAGCAAACCCATCAGTCGTGAGTTGGGATCACAGTTCACGTCGGTCCCCGTGATGATCATCTCGGAGTGCCAGATACAGGCGGCACTGAAGCCCAGGATGACCACTGCGTGCACGCCGATGACGAAGGCGACCAGGAGGAAGGCCGCGCGTATCGGGTCGAACGGCGGCCGGTCGCTCACTCACATCACACCCAGGTGGCCACTCAACCACAGGATCAAGATGATGATCAGCACCAGGCCGACGATACCGCCGAGGCCCTGGTAGCCGTAGCGCGGATAGGCGTACCAGCCGCCGCCACCGAGCAGGATCACGAGCAATAGAACGATCAGGATGATCGACATGAAATCACCCTTGCACTGGCGCGCCGAAGATCTTCCAGCCGAGCAGCAGGAACAGAATGAACAGCAGCAACGTGTTGCCCCACACCGAGTAGGGACCGACCAGCTTGCCGCTGTAGACGGCAATACCGAACACCGCCCAGATCAGCATCAAGATCCAGAAAACCAAACCGAGGGTCATGTGAGCCTCCTTAAAAAGCCCTGGCCATCGCCACGAAGCCCGACCTCGGGCGCAGGCTGGCCTCGCTCTCCAGGCGCATCTGCTCGAGCAGGCCGGCCCGCATCTGCGCCCATGTCTGCAGGCGAGCATCATCCTTCAGGTACGGTTGCGCGTTTGTGATGGTTGCATAGAGGTAGAGATCGGGTGACTTCGCCAGCAGCCAGTTGGTCGGGTTGGTCGCCGAGAGCGCCGGGATGCGCTGATAGTAGACCATCTTGAGATCGACATTGCCGGTCGGCGCCGGCACCAGTTCGATCGTGTTGCCGATGATGGTGTAGCCGACCGGGATACCGGGCTGGCCGAAGCCCCGGGCGTTGTAGGCATTGGTCTCGCGCTCGGCCATGTAGCGCAGCGGCACCGGAGCGAAGCCCTGGGGCGACGGCGGCGGCCCCGGCGGCACGATCAGGCTGTAATGCTCCAGCCAGTCATCAGGCAGCTGCACCAGCTCGAGGTCGCTGGTGGTGTCGGCGCGGATCATCATGTCCCTGACACGCAGCTCGCGATTGAACTGGGTCTCGGAGAGCGCGACGAAGGCCGGCATCTGGTCGGTGAGGTCGGCGCGGTTGAGATAATCGGCGCCGGCCGCCAGCAGCGAGTTGTAGTCGGTGATCGAGACAGCCATTAGACGTGCCTCCGATATGCCGGCCCGTACCAGTCAGTGAATGTCCGGCGCCCCCAGGGACCGAACCATAAATGCTCATTAGCCGGCGCGGCTGCAATCAGCGATAGAGCGCACCAGACTTCGCGCCGAATAATCATCTCACATGCCCCCAAGTACGGCCAGAACGCACAGCGCTCACTGTGCCTCGGGAAACATCTAGTTGCCGCGCAATCTTGCGTTCAGACAGTGAACTTTGTCGGATCAGGCGCACTGTTTCCGGCGTCAATACCGCCTTGCCATTGATCAATCCCCGCGCCGTCCGATTGCGGACGGCACGGTCCTGACTGTTCTGTCGATGCGTACCGACGATCAGATGATCAGGGTTCACACAACCGGGGTTATCGCATTTATGACGGACGATCATCCCATGCGGTATCGCCCCCCGATAAATCTCATAGGCGACACGATGAGCGCGGCGACTATTGCCTGAACCGCCGACACCAAACAGTCCGTATCCGCAGTCATCAACGGTCCCCATCCAGAGATGGCATCCGCTATTCGGTTCCGGTGATACGAATTTCTCAAAGCGAGCCTGCATACCTCACACCTTTCCCGGTCTGATACGCCAAGCTCTATTATCACTGTCATTTAACCATTTCGCCCTGGCCTTGGGATCGTCCCAGATGCCCGCCTGCACGAGCTGGTGACGCAGCAGCGCCGGCAACCGGGCGGCGCTGGCGCCATCGCCCCAGCGGTCGGGCGCGTCGTTGAACAGTCGCTTGTTCCACTCGATCAGGTCGGCCGGGTCGACCTCGTCGACCAGGGTGAACGTGTCGGTGGCTTCGTCATAGTCGACGTAGGACGCCGTGCCCGAGAGCGGGTCGACGGCGAAGAGACGCTTCGTCATCTGACCCTCCTGGAAAAATGGAGGGCGGGCGTACGCTACGCTTCCCGCCCTCCAGGTGCCCCCTCTGCACGTACGCGCAGAGAGACCAGGAAGAGATCAGTTGAGATCGGCGATGGTGGCCCACGAGCGTTCGCTCCTCATGCGGACGCCCCACTCGCACAGGATCATGCGCTTCTCGCCGTCGGCGGTCTTGGCCATCACCTCGGTGCGGAAGTTTCGGAGATAGGCGAGCGACAGGTATTCGGTGTCGCCCATATAGACGAGGTTCACCGGCATGAAGCGGTCGGGGACGACCGACGTCGTGCCAAAGTCGCCGACATATTCGTCACTCGCGCCGACGATGGTGGCCATCTTGCCAGCCGGCACATCGCGATAGCGCGTGGCGATGCCGGCGAAGGTCGAGAACGCACCCTTCTGCTTGGCATTCATGAAGGCGACCTTGGGATCGCCGCCCTGCGTCCAGATGTTCTGCTGCGCCGTCTTGAACATCGCCTCGGTGAAGGCCGCAGGGGTGCCGGGCACCGCAGCGGTGGTTGGCGTGCCGTTGTTGGGGCTGGTCATGATCGGCGCGACGCCGGTCGCGCCGGGCATGTACGAGGAGATGATCCACGCGCCCATGCCGGCCGTCTTGCGCGCCACGCTGTCGGAACCGGCGACACCGACCTGCGTGCCGGTGACGGCGGTCTCCATGTTGCGCTTTTGCTCGCTCGCTGCTTTCGCGAGTTCGTAGGCCAGGTATGACCTCATGCCTGCTTTATCTACAGCCTCGAGTGTTCCGCTGACTGTGATTATAGAACGGTTGATTTGAGTGTAGTTGTTCACACGCGCTGTCGGCGCGCGCAGGTCGGTCGTGCCGGTGATGTCATCGCCTTCAAGGACCGGGTTGTTGACCGGCGCAGCCAGCACGTCGGTCTGCCATTCAAAGAACGTCTGCTTCGCCGTATCGCGACCGGCGTTGCTCATCACCGGGCAATCGACGGGCGCGATGTTGTAGATCATGTTTGAAAGATCTTCCCGAACCGCGCGCGTCGCGTCGTATCGGGTCAGGGTGTTGGTAATCAACGCCATGGCTCTGCCTCACGCTTGGCAGCCGCCCCTTGGCCTCTGAAGGCCTGCGCTCAGAGCAGCTGCTCGAAAACCTTGGCCGCGTCGGAGACGCTGCCGCTCTTGGCGAGACGTTGCTGGGCCGCATTGAGCCTCGAGGCGGTTCCCTGGGGTGCTGCGCCGGCAGAGGCGACCTTCGGTCCTCGCGATACGACGGGCTGGGGCCGCTTGGCCATCAACTCGTCGTACAGGCGTGCCTTGTGAAGGCTCACGATGGCACGCGGATCGTAGGCTTGCGCGATCTCCTCGGGTGAATAACCTCGGGTCTGCGCGTAGGCGACAATGGCTTGTCGATCGGCGTCCCAGACCTTCTGGTCCTTCCAGGCGGGGTGCAGTTCGACCATCTTCTGTCGGCCCTGCGCCACGACCTGCTTGAGGTTCTCGGCTTGCTCCTGCTGCTGCACGGACTGTAGGCGTTGCAGTTCGTAGTTGGCCGCAGCCAGCTTGTCCTGCTTGTCGCGCCACTCGTCACGCTTGCGCGCATATCCGATGGGATCGGCCTCGTACACCTGGTTCCAGTCGGGTTCCGCTTCCTGCCCCGTCTGGAGCTGGTTGCGAAGTGCCACGAGCATGGTGGCGTATGTCTGGCGCTCTTCCTTGACTGCCTTGGCCTGCTCGTCCACCTGGCGGCGTTCGTTGGCAAGGTCCGCAGTCTTGCGGCTGTAGTCGCGGTGCCTCTGATACCCCTGCAGCGCCTCGTCGAGCGGTACCGTCTCGGTCCTGCCGTCGATCTTGACGGTGACCATCTGCGGCTGCTCGGCGCCGGTCGCCTCGGTGTCGTCGTCGGTCTCCGCTGCCTCGGCTTCGGCGGTCTCCGCTTGCGCGGGTGTCTCTTCCGTCTCGGCGTCGGCTGCAACGCCCTCGTCGGTTTCGGCGGGGGCTTCCTTGTCGGCCTGGCTGGTGGTGTCCTGGTTGCCGTCGTCGAGGTCCAGGAGACTTTCCATGCGCTGGGCCGCTTCCTCCAGGCTGGGCCCCTGGGGCTGATCAGCGGTGGTGGTCGGCATCGCTTTATACTCCAGTCGTACTATGTCGTATAGGCCCGTACACGCTCCTGGTTGCGCTCGTTCAGCCGTTTCATGGCTGCGCTGTCGCGCAGGGTATTCTTCAGCCGCAGGATAGCCTGCAGCTCGCGCCAGCAGGTCTCACGGCCCACAGGCTCCTCGCACATGACCCAGTCGGCGATGGTGTTGGCCTCGATCTGGTTGAACAACACCTCGGCGGCGTCGCTCTCGACGAACTTGCGGACGATTTCGAGCTGCTCGTCACTGAGCTGCGGCGCCGCCACTGGGCTGCTCCCTCTTGGCTGCGGCCATCAGCTCAGCCGCGTGGTTTTTCTGGTCCATCGTCATGGCGTGCTTGGCAAGATCGGCATGCGTCTCCATGACCAGCCGCTCGCGATGCTTGGCGACGTCGGCCAGCAGGTTCGCCTGGTCAAGCTCGGCCTCGACGTTGCTCGACGACGTCGCCGTGCCGTACTGCAACTCGAGGCCCTGCAGGCGGATCACCGCGTCGAGCTTCATCTGGTCGCGCTTCAGCTGGTCATCCATCTGCATCTGCTCGCGCTTGAGCTGGGCGTCGATCTGCTGTTGCGCTGACTTCTGCTGGGCATCGATCTGCTGCTGCTGGGCGTCCATCTGGGCGCGCTGCTGGTCGAGCTGGAGTTGGGCCTGCTTGGTCTGCAGCTCGCCCTGGACCTTCGCCATCTGGGCCTGCGCCACCAGCATGTTGGGATCGGGCTTCTGGGGTTGCTGGGCGAGCTGCTGCTGGATCGCCTGCATGTTGATCGGCGGGAAAAATTCATCGGCATTCTTGTAGCCCATGATCTCGGTCATGCGGCTCAGTGTGTTGTGGTAGGCGTCGGCCGGCGCGATCGGGTTGGTCATGCCGCCCATCGCCAACATGGCTTCCTGCTTGGTGGCGATCAGCGCCAACGCCTGCAGCCGGTCGGCATCGGTGCCCCGGCCGAGCGCAACGTGGACGATCACGTCCATGTCGGCGTCCCAGCTGCGCGGATCGCATTCAAACCATTTGCCTCTGAGGCGGATCATGCGCGGCTTGTCCTGATGCCGGCAGACCAGGCGCAGGATGCCCTTCATGAGCCGCTTGATGCCGTTCTCGGCGAACAGCCGCGCCGTCATCTCGGTGCGCTCCTGGGCGCCCTGCACGGTGGCGTCGACACCGGCTTTGGTCGTGCTCTGCAGCACGTCGGGATCGAGGCCGGCCGAGGCCGGCACGACGCCGGTACGCGTGGCCTTGACCTCGTCGAGCCAGGCGATGATCGGCATCGCCTGCTGGCCGACGAAGGTGGTGCTGTACTCCTGCACCATGCCGGGCGCGCGCATGCGGATGATGGCGCCGGTCTCGACGTTCATGACGTCGTCCATGTTGACCTGGCCCTCGACGACGCCCGTGCGCGGATGGATCGACTGCGCCAGGCTGTCGAGCGTGTTGCGCACGACGTTGGACTTGAGCAGCTGCAGGTCCATGGTCTGGTCGGCAACCGAGTTGCCGATGATCATGTGCGGCTCGGGGTCGGGGCACAGGATGGCGAACGGCACCTCGTTCACGACTTCGTCGTGCAGCACGGTGTTGCCGACCATGCAGACCTTGCGGCGCTCGGCGATGCCGTCGCCGTCCTTGTCGATCAGGACGTAGCACTCGTTGTAGACGACCTTGGTGGCGCTGCCGTCGTTGGACGATGGCATCTGGTTGAAGGCGTTGATCGCCGGGTTGCGCGTCACCGCCTCGACGTTCCACATGAAAACGTCACCCAGGCCCGACATGTTGTCGAGCTGGTCGGCGGTGTAGCCCATCTTCACCAGGTCGCTGTAGGTCTTGAGGCTGCGATGGGCGACCAGCAGGCAATGATCGAGGTCGCGTCCGTCGCGACTGACCAGCAATTCCTCGGTCGGCACGCACTCGACGGTGACGCGCTCTTTCCTGTAGCGCCGCCGCACCCGGATGTCGTGCAGCATGGGCGGCGGTGGTGGTGGTCCCGGTGGTGGCATCATCATGCCAGGCGGTGGGCCAGCGGGCCCACCTGGTGCCGGACCCCCCATGGGTGGCGGCATAGCCGACGCCGCAGGCCCGGGAGGCATCATGCCAGGAGGCATCGGAATGCCTTGAGGAGGAGGCGCACCAGGTGGACCCTGGGGAGGCCCACCTGGGCCCGGCGGCGGGCCGGGCAACGGGGGAGGTGCAGGGAGGCCCGCCGACATCGATGGTGGTGCCGCGTTGGGATCTGGTTTCGACTTTTGCTCCAGCACCTCGACGTCTTCTGTCGTGATGACCTGCTGGAGTTGACCATCGGTCAGGTTTTCAAATTCGTACTCGGCGATCTCGACGTCTTCGTCCCAGCGCCACTTGAGCACGCCCGACTTGCGCACCAGGGCGTCCTTCATGGCGTCGTACAAAATCGAAAAACCGCTGTTGTCGGTGTATAGGATGTAATTTACATAATCCGTCGCCTGCTCGGCCTGCTCGATCTTCTCCTTCGTCCGGGGCTCGAACGTGACAGCCTGCTCGGAGGTGGTGAAGATGCGCAGCAGGCTGGGCAGCATGGCGAGCACGGTGTCGCGCACTTCGGTCATGACGATCTGGCTGCGGCCAGGCTCTTCGTTGCCGAACAGGTCGCCCCGATAGTAGCTGGTGGCGTTGGCGCGCTGGCGCGCGACGTAGCCGTCGATGTAGTCGACGGCATCGTCGAGCGCCTGTTTCACCGTGATGGCGAACTGCGCATCGTCCATCGGCTCGGGCGCGGTGTCGGAGGCGCGCGCCGAAGAGACGTGCTGGTCATCGACGTCGGCGACGGTGCGGCCACCGGAGCCGCTGGAATAAGCAATGTCGGCCATGTACGCGGCCTCCTGTAACTACGCCAGATCGGCAAACTCCCGGGCGCTCGGCGCGCCCACCAGCATTGCCAGCATCTCGTCTTCGGTCATATCGGTCGTCTCGAGGCGCTGCCTCGACGCGGGCGACAGGCCCGCGTTGAAGCCGTGCCGGCCGAGCAGGATCTCGCGCATCTCGCCCGTGCAGTCGGGCGCTGTCCACTCAGGCGGCACATCGTCGAGGTGAAAATTGCGAGCAAAGAAGCTGCTTGCATAGGTGGTAACCGTCGGGATCACACGCTCGGGGACAGTCACCATCGCCATCGGGATGTCGGGCTCGACGGCCGGCATGTGGCCGGCCGCTTCTGCGGCAACCGCCTCGGCATAGAGCCGGACCTGCTCGTCGGTCGAGTGCGGGTATTTCCGGCGGAACTCCTGCTCGGTCATAGTGACAGCAGTCCCTTCCTGGGCTTGGCGATCGACAGCGAGCCGGTCGACACACCGGCCGGCTTGACCAGGCTCGACGGCGCCTGCAGCGCCGCCGGGCCCGGGGTGACCGGCGCCTTGGGCGAGCGCCCGGCCTCCAGGGTGCCGGCGCGGGCGCCGCGCGCCGTCGCCGACTTCAGCGCCGCCTTCTTGACGCTGGCCTGCTGGGCCGGCGTGCGCGGCATGCCCTTGGCGCCCATGCCATAGGTGGCGCCGCCCAGGCTGTCGCGCGGCGTGTTCTTGTCGGCCATATCGAAGGCCGCCGTCATGTCCTGATGGGTCTGATGGTTCTTGTTGAGTGCCATGATTGTCTCCTACGTCCAGGTGTTGTGTAGCGTCACGGCGCGACCTCGCGGATGACGATGCTGGAGGCCATGACGCCGCCGTAAAGGCGGCCGCCACCGAAACCATTGAACGTCGTCGTGCCTGCCGTATTGCCGCCGACGCGTATTTTGAATGTCGTTGCGCTCGTGGTGCCGCTGGTCATGACATGACGCAGGCTGGTGGAGATGGCGGCACCGCTGGTTGGCGATGGTGCCCAGGTCGCGGCCAAAGCACCCGCCGTGGCGTCCTGAAAAAGCGCAACTGTTATGAGAAACGCCCCCTGCCACAGAGCTTCGATGACCAGCTTCGACGTGGCGCTCTTGGGCGTGATGGCGAGCGACATATACTGGTCGCCCTCGGTGATCTGCGGGATCGTGTCGTCGGCCGGGATGGTCGTCGTGCCGGTCGCCACCGCGCCGGTCTCGGTGCTCACCATCTGGATTTGCGCGCCGGGGGCCATGACAGTGCCGCTGAACGTCGCCGTCGTGGCGGTCAGCGCACTGGGAATATCCAGCGTCCCCCAGAAAGAGCCGGTGAAGTAACCAATCTGTCCCGTGTTGGTCGCTACTTCCGGTTTAACAGTTAGATACTTGACGCCGCTTGTATCATAGACGTTGAGACTTTCTTGAGCGTTCGTGCCGTATACCTTGAGTTTATTGTTGGCATTGATAAGGCCGCTGAATGCGTGCGGGCCTCCGTCATCAGTCGCGTAGACAATGCCTGTTCCAACGGTGCTGCCGCCAAAGCCGATGTAAGCGCGTCGTGTGCCGTCCGGCTGGTTGAACTGGATATAGCCGGTGTTAGTACTGGCACCGTTGCTGAGTATCGCTGCGCCAGCACCGGCACCGCCAACACCAGCAGTGCCGCTGAAAGTCGCCGTCGTCGCGCTCAACGGGCCGCTAAACGTCGCCGCGCCTGTTGCGCGAGATATCTGGAAAATTCGTCCCAGGAACCCGCCGGTATTATCGAAGCGGTAAATACCAAAATCACTGCCATCAGCCGTGCCGCCTTCTGCGACGTTATCGGCCCCCATCGTCCAGCGATAAACACCAGCAGTCTGAAAGGCGTGTTGCCGGAAATTACCGGCTGAACCGTTGCTGGTTACATCGCCGCTGAATGTCGCCGTCGTGCCGGTCAGCGGCCCCGTGAGCGTGCCGCCTGTGAGCGGGAGGTAAGAACCTGAGCCGCCGCTGGCGGCTGCCCATGTCGCCACACCGGCCACTGTGGTCAGCACGTCGCCATTGGTGGTGGAGGGCTTGATCGTCGGGTTTGGATAAGTGCCGGCCAAGCCACCGCCTGCCGTCCCACTGGGCGGTAGGCTGGTCGGCAGGCCAGCCGGTGTGATGTAGTCGGTGCCGGCAACGCCCGCACTGATCGCCGTGCCGTTGCCTTTCAGCATGCCGGTGATGCTGGTCGACAAGGTAATGGCGGGCGTCGTGGTTGCGGTCGCCACCGTGCCGGCGAAGCCATTGGCCGAGACCACCGACGCACCAGTTACCGTGCCATTGACCGAGATCGGCGCATAGCGCGCATCAGCATTGGCCCGCGTCGGGATGTCGGTCGTATTGGCGACACCGATCAGGCGTTTGGTGTAGGTCGCCGCTGCGGTCTGCTCGACCAGTCCTGCCGTTGCGTTGAGCCCAGCCAGTGCCGTCAGGTCAGCATCGAGCGGCTGATAGGCGGCGCTCACGTTGGCCGGCGTCATGTAGTCGGTGCCGGCAGTGCCTGCGCTGATCGCGGTGCCGTTGCCCTTGAGCATGCCGGTGACGGTCGTGCTGAGCGTGATCGCCGGGGTCGTCGTTGCGGTTGCCACCGTGCCGGCCAGACCGTTGGCGCTCACCACCGACGTGCTGGTAACGCTACCGCCACTTGGCG